CCTTAGTTGACTTACTGTAGTGCAGGGATATTGCTACCCCTGCACCACCGTCAATTAACTATTAGTAGTTGATTGAAGAAGATGTCTCTACACGGTAGAGTGCTTCTTGACGGTAAATAGCGTGACCAAGTACGCCGTACCATCCGAGTGGACGGTGACGCATCAACTTGTCAACAACTGGTCCGATAACAACATGTGGTTCTTCAGCCACTGCTTCAGCAAGTGCTTGCTGTCCAGCAAAGTAGGTGTTGAATACATTTGTTTCGTGTGTGAAAGTGATAGATGCACCTGATGTAACCTGTGTGGTGATAGCAATATCAATTGTTACTGTTCCAGTTCCAATTGCTGTTACGTTTGCACCTGTTGGTACGTTAGTACCAGCAACAAGGTCACCAATAACAATGCCTGATGTAGAAGTAAGAGACAATGATGTTGCTCCTACGTTACCTGAAGCAGTTGTTGTTGTTGTAGATGTTGTCTTACCAGCACCCTTTAGGTCGTTGTAGATACGTGGTGATTCAACATAGAATGCACCTTCGTATGTACCAATTTCGCCAGCCCAGATTGCATCATTAGCCTGGTATTCGTGTGGCTGACGCCATGAACCTACACCAGTCTCAGCACGAAGGTCGTGTGATACTTCAGGGTGGATACCAGCCCAGTAAAGTGAACCCTTACGTGGGATAGCCTTGTTAGCACGCAACTTAGCAGTTGTCTTACGAGCAAGTGCTGAAGTGAATGTGTCTGATGATGTAAGTGTTGCTGTAGATGTACGTGTTCCACCGTAAAGAACGTTGTCTCCAACGCGTAGTACGTTCTGAGCAACGTCATCAATAGAATCTGCCATGTTGAACGCAATGATGTTAGCAACTGCAGGGTCTACGTCAGCAAGGCTGAAGAGTTCCAATGCACGTGTAACGAGTACTGCGTTACCATACTCAGCAAGAGTAATGGTTGTGTATGTTGGTGTAGCAAGTGCTACAGCATCTGGGTCAGTCTGCTCTGTAAGAGTAGTAATCTGCTTTGTAAGGTCTACATAACGCTGCAAGACAACAGATGAACCAGGGATGCTTTGACGCGCAGGAGTCTTATCGGCTACTGAGCGAATGAGTGGTTGAGCACGTAGTGCGAACTCGATGAGGCGGTCATACGCCTTCTGTACGAGACCAGCACCACCAACTGTACCGCCTAGAGAAGCGGAACCTGTGGTTGTATATGCATTAGCCATTTATTGCACCTCCTTATGAGGATGTTAGATTTCGGTTGAGTTAGTTAAAATCGCCCGACTGAATCATTGAAATAATTTCTTCTGCCGAAGCAGCGTTATTAAGTTTTAACAATGTATCAGCCGCACGGTCAGGCGTCATCGCCTGCTGCGTGACAATGTCCTGCTGGCGTAGTGCCGCACGGTCAACTGTCTGCTCAGGCGCGTCGTTATACTGAACTTCTAATCCAAAGACCTCGGCGTTTTCAGTTAAGTAGTCAACGACTGACTCTTCTGTAACATCTCCATCTAGTTCTCTTGCGATTAGACGTGCAGCCTTTACGCTTACGCCATTATTTTCTAGAACTTTCTTGATGACTGACTCACGTTGTGCTTTGCTGAACGTCTCCAGTTGCTCTGTTAGTTCTTTGATACGCTTCTCATCAGACCGCTTTGCTTTACGCAATTGCTTCATGACATCGCTATCATTCATCGGCTGTGTAGGAGTTGTATCCTCGTCATCTTCTTCGTCCCAGTAGTTGTTGCTCATAGCAACCGTCCTCCCATATTTCATTAGTTGAATCGCAGACCACAGTTCTAGGTTGGGGAACCTAGGCTGGCTTCTACTCCCAGTCTTTACGCCGCACGGGGCTGGTGGGTCCGTGTCGGGATATTAGTTAGTACTTGCCTTGTATTGATTTGCCAAGGCTAGAGAACTGACTGCTTAAGCCAGAGTCTCCACCAAACATTGCTCGTTCTTTTGATGCTAAGCGGTTGCGCTTTAACTTAGCCGCTGCATCATTCTTAATAAACTCATCTTCTGCATTTGTC